TCAACACCCCAGCAGACACCGTTGCGGTTGTGCCTGATGCCGTTGTGACATCCCACAAATCGGTTAGCGGACGTGTGAAGCTGTCGCGCCACTTCTTTTGCACGGATTTGACCTTGAACATCTCGTCATTGGCGTCATAGCCTTTGTTTGTCGCATATATAGCATTAATAATGCCTTGGCTCATGTTGTTTACCCTCCTTTGTGAATCTTGTAGTGCTGCATGAGCAACACACGGTTATCGGTTGTAAATTCACACAATTTGCAAGTGTACGTTTTGCCTTCTTTGGAAACATCTTGTTCTAACAAGGGCATTTCTACTTGCGTTTCTTGTTCTGACACGTTCATTTCCACTTGCGTTGTTTGTTTAATGGTCACGGGTACTGAATCAAATTTATGCATTAACCGCTGTATTACACGTTCATTTCCGGTCGTAAACTCGCCTTTGTCATTAAATCGGATGTGCGGAATATTCCCAATGGGCGGATTGAATCGCACCAATAAATTGGGATCGCCTGTGAACGTCCGCATTTGCATGTCTTTACACTCCCTTCACATAGAAAAAAAGAGGGCAGGAAAATCCCCGCCCCCTTCTTTATCTTGCAATTTATGGCAATCCTATCACGTTTACGGATGCGTTGTGGTCGGTTAACAAGCGCTTGCCTGTGTTTGGTGTCAACGTGATCGCAATCGTTCCTGCCTGCGACTTGTATTTGCCACCTTCCAACACAATGACTTCTGTCTTTCCAGCAGCCACAGAACCCGTTTTTGCGCTTGTGCCTGCCCAATAATCCCCTGCGGCAATGCTAAATGCCACTGCACCATGTCCTGCACCGTTTATAATCTCAATCAATGTTTTGTAATCCGCTTTTGTAGGCGTAATCGTAAATACTTGTGTTTGATCAATCGTTGTCGACGTTGCCGGATTGTTCGTGACTTCTACTTCCGCGTTAAACGCCGTAATATTTGTATTCGTTACGGTTACTGACATCGTTAATTCACTCCTTAATATAGTTAATTAAATTAAATTGTAGTTTCTGCCGCAAACGTTAAGTTCAAGCGCACTAACAATTCCGGTCTAATGACTTTTGCACCGTACACATGTAAACCTCTGACGGCATCGGCAAACTGGCTTTCCAGGCGGATTGTTTCGGTTTCCATGATTTGTTGTGCAAACGCAATGGACTGGTAACTGCCGGCTAATACTTGGCTTTGTGGTGCGTTGACGGTGCCCAAGTTTACGACTTGGTTGGTGACATACACATCAAAACCCAGCTGATTTGTCCATGCCATACCGCCAGAACCATTGATACCGTTGTTGATTTGGAATTTAATGCCTGCCAATTCCATTTTCAGGCGTACCCACGGAGGAATTACCATCCACATGTCGTTGTCTGATACGTTTTCTTCTGCAAGTTTTTGTTGTGCTGTACCCAATACGGAAATTACCGTTGCTGAATCCAGTGTAGAATCCGTAATCACGTGTTTGGCATCGCCATACAGCCCTAAAATGTACGAATCGCACGCTTCACGCAATCTGTAGGCCGATCTTTCGGCTTGGCTGCCTTTCTTATCAATGTTTTCTTGTGCTTTTTCGATGTCGTCCACCTTAAAAGCAAAGTATTTTTGCTGGTCAATAAGTAGCGCAACCTGCGAATCTTGCATTGTTTCGTAACTTACGCTGCCTGCATACGTGTTAATTGTTGGGTCCGATAGCCCATTGAAATAAACCGTGTCGCCTGCTTTGCGGATATCCCCCTGGTGATCGGTGAAACAAATCTTTTTAGCGACTAAATTATCTTCTAGTGTGCGGATGATCTTCGTGGACCATATCGCTGGAACAAAATTCTTTGTTGTTGGCATGATATACACTCCTTGTTAAGTTATCGTTTGTACCATTTTTTCTGTGAATCCATAATGGATTTCCAATTGCGGTTGACTTCTTCACGGCTCATGGCATCGACTTGCTCAGGCGTGAAATAACTGGTGCTGTTGCCGTCGTTATTCCCTGTCACTGAACCTGTGGAAGCCATTTTGTTCTCCGTGTTCTTTTGCTCAATCTGTTTTTTGCCTTCCAGTTCTGCAATTCTGCTTTTGAGTAGCGCGTTTTCGTGTTTTGCATACGCATCTACCAAACTTTTGCCTTTGTCTACTTCTGCCCAAACCTCAGCAGGAATTTCTTCACCTTTTACATTCGGATATTCTTGTACAAATGCTTGAAAATCCGTTTGTTGCTTGGCTTGTTGCGCTTCTCTTTCTTGCTGTGTTCTGAATTGTTCTTTGATTTTTTTTGCTTCAATGAGTTCTGGAATCACTTCATCGGGATAGTTTTGTTCCTGGTACTGCTCGTAGTACTGCTTTTCTTGTAGCGCTTCTTGGTACTCTCTTTCTGTGGTGATCGCCTTGCCATTCCACTGGTACCCTTGCTCGGCAATGTACGCATCACGCGCTTGTTGCATCAATCGTTCGGATTCCTTCGCCATTCGGCGTTCCACTTCACGCTTAATGGCTTCTCCTGCGTGTTTGGGCTCACTTTCTTGCGTGGGTTCCGCTATACTGCCACTTTCCACCCCAATGTCAGGGCTTGTACTGCTCATCTCGCTACTTTCTGCGTTCTCCGCGTCGACCGGAGAGGTTACGACCGTTTCTTGCACTGCATTTTCCATTGTTTTTCACTCCTTGCGTGCGACGACCACGCCATACGTCCGTTTTTGTGCATAAAAAAAGCCCATTACGGGCGCGTTAATACTTGATTTTTGTGCCTTTCCCACCCTTTACAGGTTTCTTCTTCATCATTGCATCACCCCCACACCAGGCAATCCCATCATCTCTTGTATCATCATCGGCATTTGTTCCGGTGGTGCCATCATCAATTCCATCATCTTGCTTTCTTGTTCCTCAGGCGGCATGGCTTGTATCATCTGCTGTACTTGTGGCGGCAAACCCTCCATAAACCGCGCCATTTGTTCGTAGATGAATTGTTGTTTGGTGTCCTGCATCCTGTTTTCTTCAATCAATTCTTGCTTTTGGTTAATGATTCCATTGGGTAAACGTTCCAAATACTGCATGAATGTGATTCTTTCGTTTTGTAACAAATTATCCAGTGTTTGCATCGATGTAATTTCTGACCAATAACTAGACGGGCCCACATCAATTTTAATGCGGAATTTCATCTTCTTTAGTTGTTCGAAATCAAACTCCCTTAACTCACGCTTGCCCATCACCTGAACGTCTATTTGGCGCTTGCCGTAGTAATTTGCCATATAGTCCATCCAGATGTAACCCATGTCCTCAACCAACTGATATAGATTCTGTTTGACCGTCTCTAGTGGCACGCTTGAGGCTTGTTGCACGGCAATAATGGCAGATGTATTCTCCGGTTTCACTTGCCCTAGTGCGGCATCTGTGGCGCCCAGCAAGTCCTTGGTGTACTGTATCGCGGTATCAATGACCTGCAACACCTGGCTACTCATCTGTCCAGGTTGCAGATACGTTGCGTAATTGCTGATAGGCGTGGATAGATCGCCTTCAATGCCAATGGCTGCGCCTACTTGATTGTTCCACCCACTAATAAAGTTTTTGTTGTATATTGCCTTGGGAAACGCACTGTTCATGAGTGATACCATGGCAAATGCAAACATTTTGTTTATAAATACTTGGTTCGGTATCATCCCTGTTCCCAGTGCTTGCCCGTGGTAACTGTTCTTTCGTACGTCCCAGTTCATCCATGACACGGGATACTTTGACAGCTTCGTGTTCCACTCTTTGCGGATCGTGGTGTACTTGGTCAGCTTCTTTGCATAGACTTGACCGTCTTTTTTCCACAGCTTGAGTAATGCAATTGTTTTTCCAACGTCTTTATCCTTGTCGTCGAGCTCAATCTTTGACCTATCCCCTGATTGATAAAATGTTTCTTCATCGTGTGAAATGAGTCGGATTTGGTCATCTGCAATGCCGTTGGCTTTGGCTTCTTCCTTGAGTCGAGAAACGAGTTCTCGATATGCAATAATGATATACGGCTGTCTCTCCACGTCTGCGCTGTTGGGATTGCCGAAAAATATGTTCACATTGTCCACGAGCTCGCAATCAATATCACCTTTGGCGTCCTGCATGGTGTCTATTGAGGCATTCCACCATGAATGCGCGCACCCATCACCTGACAATGCCGCATCCAACAGAATCTGCCGTAGCTTCTTGTTCATCTTCTGTTTTTCCCAGAGTGTTTCACTGTACAAAGAAATTAGTTCAGCTGCATCTTTGATTTTTTGTTCTTCTTCGTTTCGCGCTTCATCTCCTACATTTTCCGCAACAAACTGCATCTTAATATTCTGCGACATGATCGAAGCAATAAAATAATTTGTAATGCGCTTAAAGATGTTGAACACGGGCGTAGGCAGTCCGTTGGCAACCACGCCATACCATTGGTCACCTAACGTACATGCGCTCGTTCTTGTTCACAGTTTCGTAAAGGCCGATTCGTTGGTTATAATCGATTCCCTCTTGATATTGTTGAAATTCACGAGTAACATCATAGTCATTTTGTCGCATGGATCATTCACATCCTTTCATTTTTAAAAAAAGAAAAAGACAGCTTTTATTCTAGCTGTCTGTACCCGATTATTTCATTAGTTCCATTTCGGTATATTGCAGTCATAGCAGTTAAAAGATCAATCCCACGTGACATTCTGTGATGAGTTTTGTCATAGCTTACGTTATATTTTTTGCAAATATTTTTTAATGAATCTGTTTCACCGTTAATAGTAACTATAATGTTTCTGCTGTAATTGTTTAATTGCTCTTTTGTTGTAGCCCATCTGCAATTACTTGGCTCATAATTTCCGTTATTGTTTATTCTGTCAATTGTTAAATTTTCTTTATACGTAGAAGCCATATCAATATAAAAATTTTCAAATTTTTGCCATCTCTCACATAGTTTGATTCCTCTCCCTCCATATCTTTCATAATTTTTACTGTTTTTATTTTCACATCGTTTTTTCATTGTGCACCATATTTCATAAATCCTTGTTCCTGACAACCCGTGCTTAGTCGCTTTTTCTGCCATCACATCACTTCGGTAACATCCACAGCTTTTTGTTCCTTTTTTTTTGTGCAATAATTGATTACTTGATAACGTAACTTCTTTTCCGCAATCACATCTGCACAACCAAGCAATTCTACTACTAATTTTCCCTTTTTTTCAACTACTGTTAATCTCCCAAACTTTTGTCCTTTTAAATCGTGAGTCATTTTTACACCCCTAATAAAATTATACCATTTATTGGGACTGTACAAAAGTTTTCGTTATTCTATTTTTCTGTGTTTTTTTGTAACTGTTTTGTGCCGTCATAGCTCATCAAGTTTTGAAATCCTTCGATGAACAAATCCTGCTCTGTTGTTTGCGTCTGTGCCTTGCTTGTGACGCGCTCAAACGCTTGCAGAGGCGTTGCTATTGGCTCTGGTGCTTTGCCTTGGGATAGTGCCAACCCGTCCTGTATGCCCCGCCTGTACGCCCATATGGGCACGAAAAAAAAGCACAATGCAATCACTGCGCCTGTGATGATCTCACCCACCTAGAAACCCCCTGTAATGTAGCTGCTATCAACGCTAGAACCGCGGTATGCATCCGGCTTCGGCTTTTCAAATGAAAAGTTGAATGTTTTCGTTGTGTTTTCCGGTAGCGTGCCATTGACATAGATGAACCGGTACAGCGCCTGACTCATGGCGTCTACCTGGTCATCATGCTTTGCGTTCGGAAAGTTCGCGCATTCCTCGACGAAATCATGAACCCATGAGGCGTTCCGCGGTAGATACACGTTGCCAGCCTCAATATAGGCAGACACTGCGTTCACGCGTGACACCTTGCCGCCCATTGGATTCACCGGCACAATGCCGCCCATGCGCTTCCCTAACGTCTGTATGATTGCGGACCCGTTGGCTTTGTCCTCTATGAGCTTGAGCGTTGCTTGTGGCCACTTTTTGGCCATGTTTTCTATTGTTGTCAGTGTCGCCGGAAAGTTGAGGCGTGCGCGCACCTGGTCTACTAGGTACATGTTCGGCCCACTTTTCGCCCACACCTGCACCGCTACAAAGTCGCTGTCGTCCGAATCCTTGAACGCTGCATCAACACTCATGATCATGCTGCCTACTGGAGGAATAACCTCATAGTATCGCCACCATTCACGCTTGAGCATGTTTCCCTCTGCTGCTGATGGTCTCTGCTGGTAGAGCGACGCAAACACGCGAGAACCCACATCTCGCTTGATCTGCTCTAGCTTGGGCAAGTCGAATCCATATTCGGGCCATAGTGGCATCCCTGCATCTCTGCCGAGCATATCGCCATCTTCTGCAATAGCGGGCATGTTGATCACATGCCATCTATCGCCCTGGTGCGTTCCTTCCGCGATCTCGTCCGCTTCTTTCTTGAGCAGTCGCCCGACTAGGTCATCCTCATGCCAACGCGTCATCACGACGATCACGCGACCGTCAGGCGTCAAACGTGTATATAGCGTACTTTGGTACCACTCCCAAATCTTTTGGCGCATGGTTTCGGATGCAGCTTCTTCGGCATTTTTGACCGGATCATCGACAATGGCGATACGTGCACCGCGTCCAGTGATAGGACCACCCACACCTGCAGCATTAACGCTGCCACGTTTGCCGTCTATCCCCCACGATTCAGCAGATTGGTTGCGCGCATCGACTTGCACACCCCAAATGCTGCTATGATCTGCCACAGTATCACGCGCAAACCTCGAGAAGCTCCGCGATAGGTCCAGCGAATATGAGGCCAATATAATCTCATCATCCGGATTTCTGCCAATGTGCCACGCCGGAAACATACGAGATACGCGTTCACTTTTTCCGTGCCTTGGTGGCATCGTGACAATCAAGCGTTTGATCTTGCCTTCGCTGACTTGTTGCAGCGCTTTGTCTAGTACATCGAGATGCTTCCCTGGCCTGTCTTTGTTTTTGGTTATGTAATCGATGCAATAACTAAAATCTTGATACGCGCGCGCTTGTTTAACTTCATCCAGCGTTGGCAGCGTTGGCAGGGTTTGCAGTTTTGCCGATGATCTGTTCAAGTTGCGCCAGCTCCTCAGCACTCAGCTTTCGCAAATCGTGGTTAATCGTCTGCGTCACATGTCCCGTATGATGATTGTTATTATTGTTCTCTGATCTATTTTGCCAACCAAAATTATTAACCATGTTGAAAATAACGCCTGCTGTGTTGCGGTTCGTGAATAGCTGTTCTTCTGCAAATTGCTGTATACGTTGCTTCGCTTTTTTTATAGCGTCTTGATAATCTGGCCTACCTTCGTACTCTAATAACATTTGCCTTGTCATATCCAAATAAACAGCTAAGCCCGTAACAGTGTACGGGCGTATCATTTTGCCTTCTGCATCATGGCAAGTGTCAAAATATTGATCAATCAGCGTGTTCAATTCTTCCGCTGTGCCATACTTTAACGGTTTCCCTCTGCCGCGCTTATCCATCAACCCAACACCTCCACAAGATAATTGATAAATACTTAACAACGTAAACCTTCTGGGTTCCACCCCGACCCGCCTTCAATTATGGTGGAGTTTTCCTACTTTTTATATATTAACACTTGACAACCGACAAAAAACCGCCAAAAAACCGCCAATTTTCCGCCAATTGCAAAAAAAAATAAAAATTGCAAAAAAAAGTTAGAAAATAGTGTTGACTTTGTCCTTCTGAGGATATATATTAGGGATGTCCCCAAGAGGACAACAACAAACAAGGGAGAAGGTACATATGGCAACAGGAGAAAATTTCATGCGATTATCGGCACAAATTAGCAACAACGCAAAAAAAGAAAAAGAAAAAATTCTACATGAAGCATACAACATGAAAACGAACAACCCTTACATTTTGGCATTGCGCCAAGAAATCGAATTTTACAAAAATGATTCAAAAAGCTGGGAAAGAATGGATAATGAATCAGAAGAAACCATCATCGAATTATTAAAATTAAGTAATTGCACAACTATACTAGAATTACGGGAGAAGCTATACAGCTAGGCCGAAACGGGCGCTTTGCCCGTCCAGTGGTAAAGCCGCTGCTGATGAGGCCATCAGACAAACAAGGAGGAATTACAAATGACAACAGCACTTGACGCAAGGATTACAGCATGGGTAGGAGATTTAGGAGCTTACAACAGCGGAATACTTCGCGGCGAATGGCTCGCGCTGCCAGTGGATGAGGAAGAAGAAGCTCAGAAGATTTTGAAATACGGCGAAGAAATGTATATCGCCGACATCGAGAGCTCGCTGCCGATCAACCTGAAGTATCACACCAGCTTGCGGTACGTGAACGACATCGCAACAAAGGTTGAAGATTTGGAAGAATACGAGTTTGAAGCCGTCGGATATGTTATGGAAGCAGGCTATGAAGTTGACGAAGCTATCGAGATCGTGAACAACGGCGACTATCGTATCTGGTATTGCGACAGCATGACAGACGTTGCATACGAATACGTAGAAGAAACGGGCATGCTCGACAGCTTGCCGGACTTTGCACAAAGATACTTTGATTACGAAGCGTTCGGCAGGGACTTGAAAATTGAGGGGAATTTTACAGAAGTGAAATATGGCGTAATTCTCGAGGTCATACAATAAGCCGCACGCAACAGCGCACGACTTAAGGGGTTAGAAACTTTGGACGGTACTCTAACCCCTCTACTATACCACAGGAGGGAAAACCATGTACACAGCCGGAAAGGTAATATCAGGCAAGGCATATGTTCGCACACAGCGCGGAAATTGGATTCAGTTAGCTTTACTACTTGCTTAAGTATTACAGCGCGACAGCCCCAAGGAGGCGGCGCGAGAGGGGTATATATCATGACAAATCTATCGGTAGAGCAACGGGACGCAATCAAGGTCATTTTTGACAACGCTGGAGGCATGACGCTACAGCTTGGAGATTGGGCCCACTGGTACGATGCAAGGCGCATTAAGCAAGCTGCCGTTGATTATCACGCGTACATGACAGAGGGCAGCACTAGCGGATGGGATGGGCACGACGAGGACGCCGCAACGCTCGACCCTACCGATGATCAAATTCGAAACGGCGGATACCGTGTGTACAATTACTGGATCATTTACGATCTTAAGGATTTGCCTTGGGAAGTTCCCGAGTTTAGCCGTGGATGGACAAGTGTTCGTGACTTCATCAACCATTTCGCCGATCTGCAACACGAACAACTGAAATACGAAATCGAATCACAGATGGGAGAAGGAAACTAAACAATGGAGGCATATATCATGATCACCAAAATTGAAATTAGCAGCACGAACGGCAACGCGCCGTATTGGATTTCCAAAGCCTGGAACGCACAGGGCGAGCTTGTTCTTGATGAGAACGCCGATGCTAGGCCGCTATTGCTTATTGAGAATGGGAAAGCCACAGACATATTACGGCCAGTGTCGTTCATAGAGGATGAACAAGTTACCGACATTCTTTACGGCGCATTGGAATCATCCGAAATCGAATTTCCTGAATTTGAACCTTTCCGTCCAGTGGAAGGCGTTCACGAATTGAGGTCTACAACGTGGACACACTAGACCAGGTTATCACCGCACGTGAAGCCGCTGAAATGGTAAGCGGGCCCACGCTGCACGCACGTATAAAAAAGATAAGGCGTCTATGCTATGAGGGTAAGCTCATAGCGAGGCAAGACCCCACAGGCGCATGGCTTATACTAAAAAATAGCATGATAGAAAGTAGAGAAAAGCCCTAACTAGGAGGGCTTTTTTTTATGCGTGAATATAATATTTCGGCACTTTGTCAAACTTCAAACATAGGTCTAGCTGCCGCATCGCTCTTGTATGTATGCGTTCCACTTGCCGTTGTGACAGATTCTTTCGCGTGGCAATCTCGTTGAGGAACAGCCCATGAAACCACTTCAACGTTATCACGCTGCGTTCTTCCTCGTTTAGGGCCTCTAGCGCGCCATCTATGCGCTTGACGATGTAGCTGTACTCTTCATACTCAAGTCGGCTTTGCAGGTCCCATTCACCCGTGAGAAACGGTGGATTGCTGCCGGACCCGCGGCCGATGGGAGTATCTGAATATTGCACAGTGCGGCATGCAGCTGCGGACATGTATCGATCTTCAATTTCATTCACGGCGAGCAGGCGTTCAAAGCCTTTCAAGGCCTGCTTATAGAACTTGTACTTGCCTAACAGTTTAGAAACCTTTTCGCTCATCCGGCGATCAACTCCAACGTTGAAACACGCTCTTCTAGGCGGGCTATTCTTTCTGCGAGCGCTTCAAGCGGTTCAGCGCTGCCATGTGCGCGATCTTCTCCGCTTCCTGCGTGATCATCTGCGTTTGTATCCGGCTGTATTCCAGATATTCCGTCAACGTCATTTTCTTGCGTTGCTTCTTCGGTGGGAAAATCTAACTCCAGTGCTTGATCACTCGAATGATTGTTTGTGCCTTCGTCTGCACTTTCTGCAACAGTGATTGGCTCCACTGCTTGAGCGGCGCGAAATCGGGCAGCCTCTTCCTCGTCAACAACGCGAAACTTACCCTTATTTAGCCATCCAATGACTTCCTGCGTGCCGTCTACGTGCGTGATGAGGAACTCACTGCCTCTATTGTTCGCCTGGATGATGTTTAATACAGGCGTTTGGCTTGCTCTGATCTGCTCGGCGAGCTGTTTGGCGTAGTCTCCATCCAAATTAGTTGCGGTGGGCTTTTTATTTCCTATAGCAATTTCTTTTTTCAAATCCGCGATCTCGTTGACCAAGTTTGCAATTTCCGAATCTTTCTCTTCGGCCTGCGCTACAGCTGCATTGCGATATTGCAGCGCCTGATCACGTTCAAGATTTGCCTGGCTTATTTCCCCTTTGAGGACGCGAACAACATGTTCATTCTCACGGATTTCAAGCTCAAGCTGGCTGATCTGCCTTAAGTAGCGCTCTGCATCCACTTCCATTTTCGAGCGGAAATAGATGCTTAGTAGCTCATATTGCAAGTCACCTGCACACAATTCGCGGATGCTAAAACCTTGAATCTCGGCATGGTCAAATTGTTGCTGCTGCTGCTGTACTTCCTCGGTGAGCCGTTCTGACATCTTTGCGTTCGTGATCTTGCCTAAAATGTCCGTAACATCTTCGCCTCTGTCACTCATTTCTTGCAATAGCTGTTCCAGTTCTTCGACCGTAGACATGCTCAACCCCCATTCGACAAAATTCGACACAATCAGTTATGTTCAGTATAGCACACCTCAAGGAATAAGATAAATAGCAAACATTCGATTTATTCGAAAAACTATGAATATATTTTAAGCCCCTTATTTGCCATTATAAGAGGCTTTTATATGCTTCGCCTTGTCTTTATATTCCAAGGCTTTAAAAATCGCTCTATCGTCAATTCTGTGCGTCTGAGTGGCATATTCGCATTGAACGTGTACAAGCGTTTTTCAATTTCATGAATTTTATCAAAATATTTATCCACGGCATCGCTGTATACGTTCAGCCACTCAAGATGCTTTATCAGCGTTTCGCGATACAGTAGCAACTCAAACATGTTCATCTCGGCAATGGGCTTTTTCACGCTTCCACATCCTTCACGATGAGGCGTACTTCAATGCGTGGCGTGTCGCTGTACTTCTTGCAGCTGTGACCGTAGTCCACGATCTGCGAATCGTTATGTACCAGTACGCCTTCAATCGCGTCCTCAACGCCTTTAATATAATTGCTTAAGTCCGGTTTTCCTGTAGGCAGTAGCAACCCGCGAATGGCTTTTTCTTTTTTTGCCTTGCTCCAGCTGGCTGGAATTGGTCGATATACTTTCACCGTGAGACTGACTGGCTTCTCAATCAATTCTTTAGGCCTGTGCTGGCTCGCTGTGAGACTTACAATGTGCTTGTATTCGCGGCTAGACGTTGGGTCATACAATATTGCCCTGCCGTGTCGAAAGCTCGCTCTAGGCCTTCCTTGCGCTTGTGGTGCGCCGTAAACGGTAAACTCAATCATCGCCGTCCTCGCTTTCTTTCTGTTTTAGACTTTGTAGTTCAGCTTCTAAGCGTTCAATCAGCTTTTTTAACTCCTCGATCTCT